TCCAAGAATAACTTTTTTCTTGCTCTGTCAATTCAACTTGACAGGTCCCGTTACATACAGGACATACTCCATATCCATCTCTCATACTAAAATCCATCTTTCAAAAGTATTGCTAGGCCCATCACAATGATAGGCAACATTACGATAACCAAATTACTAATTGCTTGCATTATTTTACTCCAAAATGTTCTGACAACCATTGTCTTGTGTGAAAACGTGCTATCAACTGATGTCCTCCCGGATCTAAAACATTCATACATTCCTTAACAATTAACTCGGCAAATTTTTCAATAGCCTGTTTGTCATAATCATCCATTTCATCCCAACATCCTTGTGCGGTTAGTCCTGAATGATACATCAATTTTTCAATTTGTTCGTTCATTCTTCTACTCCAAAATGTATCTTTGTATTCCAAATAGCATCACTAAGACGTAATTTGGAATCACTGGCATCAGTCATAATTGTTACGCATTCCTTCACAATCAATTCAGCAAACTTCTCCTTGAAGGCTTCATAACGCAAGGTGCGTTCAAGATGCGTATGAAAATCATGTTGTTCTGCCGCATAATCCTCAGCCTGTTCAATAAGTTCTTTAATTCTTTCGTTCATTATTTTACTCCAAATGTGTTAAGTGCTGGTTGTAATGTGTTGATTAATTCTGTCTCACGTGCGTGAGCCGGACGCTTGCCTCGAACAACTTCTAAGGTACCGAATACGAATCGGTCAGCACCTCGCTCACGCAAAGCACGTGACAAACCCCAGTTTTTGTTTTCTGTCAAGGCACGTTGCATATGTTTTTGCATACGTCGGGTCAATGTCTTGCGGACATTACCTGCAAAACACAATGCAGTCAAACCAATGTAGTACTCAAGTGTTACTGTATCTTGGATAAAGTAAATTACTTGGTTACGATCAGTTCTACGTTTGCGGTTGATTTTCGAGTTCATAAGTGTATTATATACCCAAATCCATTTATTGTCAACCTTAGAATGCTCGGTACAATCCAAGCAAACAGATAACAACAGAAACGACATTGACTACCATTTGTGCATTGTTGCGGACCCTGTAAGCCCATGTAAGGAAGAATACAGTTCCAAAACTGAATGCTACTATGTTGTAGGGATCCATATTACCCATCGAGTTCAGGATCCCATTTATTGTCAAATATTGGCAAAAATCGCTAGAAGTGTATCAGAGTGCGTTCCTGAATCCTCTAGCGATTTTGAAGCCCCTGAGGGGGCAAAATGAGTACTTTTGTTTCTTAAAAATGTAGTACTAAAGTATTAGTGTACTACTTCCCCTACAGAGGTATTCATATATGTTTTAATTTCTTTATTTAAATCACGTTGAGTATATCCCAAATCGGCTAACTCTTGTATTAATGCTACGAATAATCCATGAGTAGCAATACCAGGAATATAATCAGGATCATCATTTTCATTTTCAAATTCTTCTAATAATGGTAATAATGTATCATATATAAAATCACATGCTAATAATGCACTATTTTCTATTTGTTCTACTTCTTCAGCAGTACTAACCATTTTAACTTCTTTTGCCATATATTACTCACTTATTGTTTTAGTATATTCATAGTTAATGGTTTCTATATTCTCACGGAATATAATAGCACCATTTTTTAAATGAAATCTTCTAGCCATTTCTGTTTTAGGACTTAATGTCACAAATCTATTTACACTAGGATATTGCTCCTGAATACCTTTTACTGCTTGAATTAATAAATCACGACCTTTACCGGCTTTATAACTCCATATAGTATAGAATACTGCTGTAGTTGGAACCTCGGATACATTAGATAAATCATCTACGCCGGCTGGAACAAAATCATGGAAACTAACACATACCATTGCATCTGGATCATCATCATTATTGGATAATGCGGCAACCATTCTACCATTACTTACTCTAAAATCAGTAGGTATTTCTGGTCGTACTGGATCATCTTTAATAAAGTTTAATAGTTTGTGTGTTAGGTCTGTGATAAAGTGTAGCATGGTATGGTGTTCTCTTTTGTGTATTTATACTATATGGTAAATATACGCTTATTTAGTTTGTCCACTAAATATTATCATGTCAGAAATATTACAATGGTCGACTGGTTTAAATGGGTACAAAAAGCATATCCTAGATAGAAATTATTTTACTACAGAATTAATAGAATGTCAATTTGAACCGGGCAGAAGCTTGGATGATATTTTCTATGACCATTTAGTAGATCGCCCAAATAGTCCAGTTGAATTACTATACAGCGGTGGCTCTGATAGTGAATTGGTTCTAATGTCGTTAATGAAAAATAAGATTCCATTTGAAGTAATGACTATGGTAGTTCAATTTAAAGGTATTACTTTAAACATAACCGACTTGTACTATTCTGAAAAGTTTTGTAGAGAAAACAACATTAAACAAAATCTATTTTATTTAGATGCTGAAGAATTGTTTAATAGTGGTAAGTATTTAGAATATCTATTACCTTACAATATAACGGAGCCTCATGTTGCTAGTCATTTTTGGTTAATAGAACAATGCCAAAGTTATCCAATATTAGGTGGAGACTGGCCTTGGTTTCAAAAACACAAAAATGTATTATCTCCTTTTAGATTAGCATATTCTGTATATGAGAAATATATGCAAGACAAAGGTATTAATGGTATAGGTAATATGATTAGTCATAGCTTTGAATCCTCATATAAATTCATAGAATTACATAAACAATTTGATGAGAATATTGTACCTTTATTAAAACAACAAATGTATAACATGACTTATCCTAGAATCAGAAGTTATGGTTGGGAACAAAGTCAACAACTCATTAACATCAATAAATATAAAATTGAACTATTAAAGAAACTAGGAGCACCTAAAAGTAATATTATTTGGGGTGACCAAATTTCAAAACTAATAGACTCCACTACAAACTCTAATTCTCTTTTCACATGACCTCACACGAATCATTTTCACATAGTCTAGTCCGTAGTAAGTTGTGGCTTTGCGAACAACTAGAACAAGTACTTGATAATGAAAGTATCAAAAATCCTGCTGTCAATATATTGGCTAGTTGGGATAGTTTACTAGCTTTTATGTTGTTAACAAGACGACCTAAATATTACGGGGTCGTAAATGCATATGATATAGACTCAACTGCCACAGTTAGTGCTAATAAACTATGCGACCACTGGTTGTTTGAATACCCAAAAGTTTATAATCATACCAAAGATATAAACACGCTTGACTTTAGTAATACGGGAACTGAATCTATTTTCATCAACTGTAGCGTTGACCAACTAGAAGGTACTAATTGGTATGATGTTATACCTGATAATAGATTAGTGTGTTTTCAAACGACTGACTTACCTACTGATACCATTGAATGGCATATAAAACAGAGTTATGTTGACAAATCTGCATTCACTGATACTTACAAGGTTCGCAGGTTAATATACTGTGACTCTATCGATATTATCTATGGACATTTGAAATTCAAACGTCACATGATGATTGGTATTAAGTAACATCTTTCATATAATACTTTTTAGAGTATACACCTAGTGTACCATAATATGGATCGTTTTGATTAAAGATACCACTAAAACTAGTTTTTAAATAGTTCATAGCATCTGAAAAGTTACGTGCTGATTCCCAATTTTGATCTAGGCCCGTTCTCAGTAATTTTTGAAATAGTTCTTCACGTCCTTCATTCTTATACTTACTTTTACCGTTTTGGATTCCTAGATTAACGTTCCATGCGGCGCCACGTCCAGATGCAATACAGAAATCGTCATAATACTTACTATGACTATTGCCGCAATATTCTTTTAAAAATTCATTTGAAATATTACTAGGTTTTTTCTCAGGGACATTATTAGTAATAGTGAACGGGATATCAATGGGTAAAGAATATTTACTAGACATTAATGGATCAATCTGAATTTTGGAATACTCTGCACCACCGTATGTTTTTTCAATATGATTCAATGTCATCCAACTTTGTTTCAAATGAATTTTAGGCATGTCAGGTGAATAGTAAAACAATTCAATATTAGGGATATCCGTAATAAATGTTTCCATTGTTTTGTCAATGATAGCAGAATAATACTTACCATCTTCTATCATTATGCGTGGCTTATCCACACCTAAGATGATGCCGTGATTAGGTTCATCGGCATGCATGATTTGTTTTACATAGAAGCTAAAGTTAGTAGGCTGAAAGTATCCATGCACTAATGCGCTTGCAGGTTTTTCTAACCAGTCATCTTGGAAATAGTTATCGAATTCTTCGGGGCCAACATCTACTGTAGTGACTTTAGTGTTTGGATACTTACGCAAGAAATTATGTACATGCGGATAAATTAATCTAATCAATTCATCTTGTCGCATTTGATTTGTTTTTAAGTTTAACAATACAATTTCATCTAATGGTATACCAAAGTGATAGAAGCATTTAATAATATGATGGCTATCTCTACCAGCACTATAAAATAAACTTAATTTTTTATATTTTTGTCTGAGTGTGATACATCTTTCATAGCAAATTTCATCCCAAGTTTCAGTTGGTTCTTTTGTCCAATCTAATGCATCATACTCAGTTTCATAAAAATAAAAATGAGGCATTATTCCTAATTTGCTTGCGGCGCGCCATGCGTCAAATTGACTAGATGTTCTTTCTCCGTTAACGACCCAATGTGGTAAGTAATGCATTATTTCCCCGAAAATTGTTTAACCATGCGTACAATATCATTTGTTGATAGAAATACAGGATGCGAACTATTAGCCTCTAGTTTTTGTACAACATCTGTATCTTTGCCACATGTGTGTATTGCTTTAATAATCATGTTGCGTGTTTCTTTATCTAGTGATGGTTGTACACTTAATATCAATCCCAATCCAATAGGTGATTTGGCTAACTTAGCACTATAAGTTCCTACATTAGAATGATTGAATTTAGTAGCATAAGTTTTATCAAATGTACTTGTCATAATCTGTATTCTATTAGCTTCTACTAATGGTCTTGCCCCAATGAATGTATCTACAAACATATCCAAGTTGCCGTTAACTACATCAGTTAAACCTTGTACACTAGTTTTATACGGTACTATTTGAAACTGAGCATTCATATCTTTAAAGATAGTCTCTGTTAAGAATGATCCTGAAGCAGAAGGTGATCCTATATTAAGGATTCTACCTTTATTATCAGCAACTAACTCATCCAGTGTTTTGTACTTCCCTGCTTTGGCAACAAATACTAAAGGAGTAGAGTTCATATATACTAACGGATTAATATCTTCTAGTAAATCTACTCCGGGAAACTTACTCAATGTGTTCAACCCAAAGTTACCCATAAGCAAATGAGTTGTAGTATCAGTATCTTGTGCGGCTTGTAGTGCTTTGAGTGCTACTAAGCCTTCTGCTCCGGGCTTGTAATCTTTGAGTACATTAATGTTTTGTTTCTTTAGACAAGGTGCATAAGTTTCAATGCTTACGTCTGACCCGGATCCTGGACCAGATGATAGGATAAACTTAAATGTGTGTGCTTGGGCATTTGTTATTCCAAATGCCAATAAGAATAGTGCTAATAGTTTTTTCATCAAACTATTTATTGAGAAATAAAGCTCACTTTAGATTTCCTAGTAGCGAATTAGTACGTCAAGCCAGCAGCCGGCTACACCACGGTAACAAGTACCGGTCCTAAGGTGTGTTCATTTTAAACCTAAGCTTTTACGTATATTTGTAGCACTGATGCTATGTATCGCTTCATCAAAGGTTTCTTGTTCAATTTTATAACCAACATCGCGGCCGTAGGTTATGTTTACAATATTAGGTACTACTTGAATTTCATATTGACCTTGATATACCATATCCAAATCACGCTTAATGAATGATTTTACCTTTTCGATTTCAAAAGGATTACTACCTTGCCAGCCTTGACAGTCACGAATTTGTATAACAACTTGTCCAGTCTTAGCAATGGCACGTTCAAATAAAGCACGATGCCCTTCGTGCCAAGGTTGCCAACGTCCTAACATCTGTACAGTTTCTTTTTTCCAATCAAATACAGGTCTACGTCTATTGTCTAAAATATGTGCGGCAACAAACTCGCCCCATTTTTCTGCCTTTTGTTCTGTGATTCTAAAATCATATACTTCAGGTGGAATGAATGCTTTGTTGGTATCTTCGTATCGACCCTTGTCAATTGTATCAACCCATACTGTCCAATCAGCTTTAAAGTTATTACGCATTTCAACTAATGGCGCAATAAAATCACAGATTACATAATCTACATCAGTCATCGCATCTGCTAGTTCACGCATACGCAGACTTTGACGAATACGTCCTTCAGTACTAAAGTCCCAGTCATTGTATTTCTTTCGCACATCATCTGCGTTCAACCAACCTACACGTTTTTTATCTGCTTGTAGGTGTTCTACTATATGTTGTGCTAAGTAAGTCTTGCCTGCACCGGGAAGGCCCATTACTAATATTCTTTTAGAACCATGAATCATTTTTCAACTCCAATTGATGACTCTCAAATCTCTTTAAACGAGTTAAGAAATCGTTTGTTTTTTCAGTGATAACACCGGTTAACTGAAACGTAACTCTTGGATTATGTCCCGCATTTGCTGTAGAGTGCGGAAGATTCTGCCAATCAAATGTTGTTACATCACCTGCACGCCATTGTTGATGATTGTAGTTACCATAGCTCCAGAAATGACCTTGTTCCCAATCAGTCAATGCAACTTGCACACGCATAACTGTCCAGGGTGCATCAGGTGCCCACTTCTCTAATTTATCTAAGTGTAGATTCCATACTTCGCCGGGCATCTGTACATGTATACGTTCCATGCAATCATCTAATGCAAACAACTCAGTAATCTTTTTTAAGTTAGGAGTTATTTCCCAGTTCAAGTGTGTGATTTGATAATCTTTACCATAACCAAAACGTTCTAAATCATAATCTTCACTTGCTAATTCAGCTTCGGGTCTAGTCTTGGCAACAGCACCTCTAGTACGCCACGTGGCAGGCTTGGCTGTCTCTATTGCATGTTTGACATCTTCACTATAGTCAGCCGTAATTTTACCAAGTCTAATTACTTTATCAACCTGTGAATCATTTTTGAAGTTATCAAAATGATACTTACTTTTTTGTTTACTTGTTTCCCAACTGCTTATCATATTACTGTTACCCTTACATCTGATGCACCGTAGTCCTGATAATAGTCACTCGGTGGTAATTCTATATTTAGCATTTTACAAAGCATGTGATTAGTTAATGGAATGCGTCCTGGATACTTGTATGTTGCTTTGATGATACCTTGATTCTGTTCTTTAATCTTAGTAGCCATTACTTTCAAATTCTGATAGTATTCACTATAGTCAGGATATGTGATATCGAAATGACCGCATTTAACCCACCAACCTAAGCAAGCATCATCAGGACGATGAACTAATACGATAGGACAATCAGGCCATGTTTCTTTAATATAATCAATGTGATTACTAAACACATGTGACTTAACGATACGAACACCTTCGCCGGTGAATGCTTCATTAAAGTCACGTTCTAATGTTTCTTTGTCATACATAGGAAGTCTATGAAACAATTTACCAAACTCCATACCAGGATCATAGTATGCACCCAAGTGCATTAGTTCAGTCTTTCCACTAGCATCGTGGTAATATGTTCTATCATCACTATAGTCTGATTGGTCTACGCTTGGGCTATAGTAAATGTTCTTTACTACGCTACTCCACTTACTGCCAGGTGCTCCTGCTACAAAGATATATTTCATAAATCCTTAATTAAATCTAAAATGTATTGCCTAGTGTGTCTGTTAACTTCACGTTCTGGATGCCAACCTACTCCTAACATACGTTGTGACTTATTTACTGCTAACTCAATGATACCATTTTTATCTTGTTGTAACACTTCAAAGCCAGGTGCTAATATATCATTCTGAATAGTATGATGACATGTTACTTCAAACTTAGGCAATTCTACTAGAACATTGTCATATGGATCGTTCATTAACTTATATGTTCCGCCCATTACATAGTTAATAAAATGTGCTCCGCGACATATACCGACAACAGGAGTTTTAGTTAATAAGCATTGTTGAATCAAGCTATGCTCATAGTGGTCACGTATAGGATAATGATTGTCACGCCATGTTTTAATTCCAAACATATCATTACCACCTGCTAATACGATTAAGTCAAACTCATCTGTTTGTGGCATATTGCCATGACAACTTAATGGAACAATATCATGTCCTACTAAGAAGTCATACCATTCGTAATTTATTGCCGCATGCCACGTATCACGCAACTTGCGGGTCATCTCCATTGATAGTCCTATTTTCATTTGTTAGGGTCAATTCTTCTAGCAATAGGTTGCCACGTTTGTTGTAATCTAGCCATACTAGCACGGACGCCGGCTGGACTATGTTCTTCTGGTGTAATATACATCATGTTTTCTTTGAATTTAGCTCCTGCTTCTGCACTGCGTATTGCAGGTACAAAGTGGTCAGCATACCATTTTTGTATATCCGGTGGAGTATTAGGAGGTAAAACCATATTCCAGCAACCATGTATGCTTAAACCAGGTGCTGCCTTACTCATTAATGGTGCTGTTTCTAGGCCCGGTAATGGTCTAGTATCGGCAATTCCAATTAACTTTAGTTTGCCTGTTTGTACATGAGGATATCCGACAGCAACCGGGGTTACACCAAATTCTACATGACCTCCCATTACGTCCAATAATGCTTGTGCTGGACCTTTATACATTGCTGTTTCTACTTTATCACCACCGGGTACATTTAGCTTGGCGGTAAGATATTCAACTGCCAATTTATGCCCGCCACCTCCTATAGCTATTGTAATAGGGCGTTCTTTTTTGCGAATAGCGGCTACTAGTTCTTCAGGAGTATTAATCTTACTGCTAGGATGTGCCCAGAATGCCAACGGACTGCGGGCAATATTAGCAATAGGTTCTAGATCCATTGGGTTATATTTTATTACCTTAGGGTACCATACTTCGGGAGTAACCCAATTACTCTGACATGCAGGCACTGCAATAGTATGTCCATCTGTAGGCACGGTGACAAAGTGATTAATAGCTATATTACCATCTGCTCCGGGTCTATACTCAGGTACAAATTTTGCACCGGTTTGTTTCTCTACTATCTCTGCTACAATACGAAATGATATCTCATTTCCTGCCCCGGGGCCATTCGGGAATATAACCGTAATTGGTTTAGTTGGTTGCCATGCAAATGCAACTAATGGTATGAATGCTAATAATGCTAAAAGTTTTTTCATCAGTCCTCCAAGAATAAATATGATGTGACTATTATTTAGTCCAT